CTACACGACATCGGCAACCCCGGCAGCCTCTGCATCCGGACGGCCAAATTTTTGATCTTTTTTCAAATGTTCAATTTCATTTTTTAACTTTCCAATTTCCTCGGCCTGCTGGCTGATTTTATTGAGTAGTTTATCTTCCAAACCTGGACTTATTTCTTCTTTTAGTCTTATTTGTTTATGCGAAACTACCATATCGCCTTTTCCTTTTATAAGCCATTCCAGTGAAATATCCGGGAATGTGGCGATAAATTTCGCCATTATATCTTCCGTTATTCCCGTTTTTGACTCTAAAGTTCCACGAGAAACGCCTATTTGTGAGTAAAAATCACGTTTGCTAATGCCCAAAGTTGCAGCAAATTCCAAAATTCTTTGCTTAATTGGCGAAATATATTGCTCTTTTTCTTGCATGATGGCGAAATCGTTTGTAATATTGCATCATCTTAACAGTGTTAAGCGGCTCCAAATATAAAAAAAAGGAGTTAAGAGGCAATGGAATTATCCAGAACTTAATAAAACAGAAACTTAAATTTTCAATATGGATAGGCAAATTATTTTATCAGACGAGAAAAAGAGAGAAATAACGGATACGTTTGGCTACTCTCGGCAGACGGTTTGGGCAGCTTTGCATTATAAAACCAAAAGCCCGGTCGCAAACATGATAAGAAAGGCAGCCCTCGAACGTGGCGGCATCCTTATTGGTGAAACGAAATGCCCGGACGGCATTACCCCGCATTTTGAAACTGTATTTCATACGGCCGAAAATCTAATGGTGCAAACCTTTTCCGACCGCGTTAAGCTCGTCGCGGATTTAACTACCGGACTCGTAACAGTGTACACAGACGAGGAGGTCGTGGACACATACGACAACCCGCAAATTACGGAGCTATCGGCCATACAGCAAAATGTACAACACTTAGCCAACCAATTTACGAACTAATCCCGACCGAGTGGCTATGCCGGGCGGCTCGACTCCGCCCGCGGGAGCAATTATAAAAATTATCGCTATGGAATACCATAAAAGATTTATTTGTGTGACAGTGGAGGAGCTAACCCGGAAAGACGACGGCGAGGCAATAATGAGCTTTGAGAATTATAAAACTTTAGTCAAGCGCAACAGGGCAACCGTAGTCCGAAAGGCTGGGGGCTTTGGCGTTTATGCTTTGATAGATTACAACTCATTGCCGGAGCGTTTTCGTATCCGCTTCGAGGAAAAGTACGGGAAGCCGGAGGAAATCCTAAAGAAACAGGCGCTTTCGGAAACATTAATAGAGGATACCAAAGCCCGCGAATACTTCGCAGACTATCGTTTACCGGACGGGACATATTTACCCACGGACAAAATAGACGAATACACCATAAACGCCTCCGTCCTAAACGAAATTATAAAAATAGAGAACAACCGGGAGTCGCTCCGTAAAGCTCTCGGAGGTAAAGCCGGAAGCGTAAGACAGTCGATTATAAACACAGTGGAAAAATTCCGGGATTATCCCGGCCATACTTTACCCGGAAGCTGGGCGAGGTTACAACAAAAGATAAAAGATTATAGGGATACGGGCTATTTTGCCCTTGTTTCCGGCCGTTTAGGTAATGAGAACGCCATAAAGATAACAGAGGAGGTCGGACGCCAGATAATCGCCCTAAAACGCTCCAAAGTTCCCGTATATACAAACGACCAGATATTCCATGAGATTAACCGGATAGCTGTTAGTCGGGAATGGAAACCGCTAAAAAGCATTAATTCGCTCGTTCAGTTCCTAAACCGCCCGGATATTCAGCCGATGTGGTACGACGCCGTCCACGGTGAGCTGGCCGCAAAGATGCGGTTTGCTCGTAAGAATAAAACCGAAATGCCAACTATGCGCGACGCCCTTTGGTATGGTGACGGAACAAAGTTAAATCTTTATTACAAGGCTTACGACGAGAACGGCCGCCCTGTTATGCGCACAACGCAAGTTTACGAGGTTATGGACGCATTTAGCGAGGTTTTCCTCGGTTACTATATCAGTGATACCGAAAACTACATAGCTCAATACAATGCCTTTAGAATGGCCGTGGAGACTGCCGGTTGTCGTCCTTTTGAAATTGTTACAGACGGACAGGGCGGCCACAAAAAACTGGAGTCTATGCAATTTTTTGAGCGCATAACCCGCGTAAGCCGTAGAACAGCGCCACATAACCCGCCCAGTAAGACAATAGAGCAGATTTTCGGCCGTTTCCAGTCGCAAGTTTTACACCAAGACTGGCGCTTTACAGGTCAAAATATAACAGCCAGAAAGCCCTCCAGCCGTCCGAACCTCGAATTTATCGAAGCTAACACGGAATTTCTTTATACGCTGGACGAATTAAAAGAGGCTTACGCCAGCTACCGCGAGCAGTGGAACATGGGGAAACACCCGGTAACTAAACGCCCGCGCATGGAAATGTATAAAGAGTCCACAAACCCGGAATTACAACCCCTTATTTTTTCCGACATGGTGGATATTTTCTGGAAAGCAACCGAAAAACCAAGCTATTTCACCGCCAGCGGCATAACTATACAAGTTGACAATAAGGAATTTACATACGAGGTTTACGACAACGACGGTATGCCGGATTTGGTTTTCCGCAAAAGAAACACCTACCGTCAATTCCATGTTAAATATGACCCGCTCGACATGAGTTCCGTCCGGCTCTATACGGAGGATAAAAACGGCCTTCGTTTCGTTGCTACGGCCTACCCGTATTATGTAACCCGGAGAGCCATACAGGAACAACAGCCCGGAGATATGGCATTCCTCCAGAAAATAAACGAGAATATCAAACAGGAACGCATAAGCCACCAACTGGACATGGCCGCCCTCGAAATGGAGCACGGCGTAGCTCCAGAGCAACACGGTTTAAACCGTCCACGCATAAAGGGGATAAAAACAGAGGCAACCGACGATTATATGGACAAAAGCCAGAAGAAAAAAAGGCGAGAGCCGGCGGCCGTTAGCGTCGGACTTATCCATAAGGCTTTAAGCAATACAACACACGACCAAGTTTTAGCATACGATAAATTTTAAAACGTTACAATTATGGCAATTACAGCAGAATATAAGCACGAAGTACACGAACTGTTAAAAAAATACGTCGACCGTTACGACAGTATCAACAGGGCGGCCGAAAGTTTAAACAACGTAAGCGGCTCCACTATCCGTACCATTTTCCGGGGTGGCGAATATCCCAATATTTCAGAGGCGATGTGGCGTAGTATCTACAAACAAGTTTCCGGTGAAGAACAGAACGGCACGGTCTTAATTGAAACGACAGCAAGTAAAGACATTTTATTTTGCATGGAGGTTGTGCAAAAAACAAAGGGCTTTACGTGGATTATCTCCCCGGCGGGCTCCGGCAAAAGCGTTTCCTCGGAGATAATGAAAAGCCGTAAAAATGTCTTTTATGTCCTATGTGACGAGGATATGGCAAAGAGTGATTTTGCACAGGAAATGGCAAGAGCCGTCGGCCTCCGGGTTAATACACAGAAGAAAGCACGGGCGATAATTTTAGACGTCGTACAGGAAATTTCAGAACTGGAGGACGTGCTGTTTATATTCGACGAAGGCGACAAGCTAAACGATAAGATAATCCATTATTTCATTACCATTTATAACCATTTGAAAGGTAAGGCGGGCGTTGTTTTTTGCTCTACGGATTATATGGAAAAAAGGATGAAAAACGGCCTCAAATTTAATAAAAGAGGTTTCCAAGAGCTTTGGAGCCGTATCGGCCGCAAGTTCTACCATGCTGAGAAAAACACCCCTTACGACGTGGAAAACCTTTGCAGAGCCAATGCGGTAACAAGTCGCCGGGATATTGACGTAGTAGTTAAAGAAACGATTGCGGCGGATATGGATTTAAGGAGGGCGGACATTAAAATCAAAGCTATAAATCTCTCCAAACTCTCTGCATGAAACGCGCTTATTCTCCAATAGAAATACTAAAGATGAAAAAGGAAACCTTTCCTTTTTCCGATGAATGGATGCAGGCTTTCAGCACTCCAGAGCGCACGGGGGTATGGTTTATTTGGGGAAATTCCGGGAACGGCAAATCCAGCTTTGTAATGCAGTTGTGCGCAGAGCTCGGACAGTATGAAAAGATAATATACAACAGCCTGGAGGAGGGAACCTGTTTAACGATGCAGAATACTATACGCAATTTCAACATGCAGGCTTTAAATAAGCGGCTCCAGCTCGTCGATTGCGAACCGATGGACGAGTTTAGCGAAAGGCTGTCCCGGCACAAAGCCCCAAAGATCGCCATAATAGACAGTTTCCAATATACACAAATGTCGTACCGCTCATATATCCAGTTTAAGGAGCGCCACAGAAACAAGCTATTGATATTCATAAGCCACGCTGACGGTGGGAGTCCCTCCGGGCGGAGCGCTAAAAGCGTCATGTATGACGCCGGGCTTAAAATCTGGGTACAGGGATATAGAGCTTTTAGTAAAGGCCGGTACATAGGCGAAACGGGCTACTTTGATATATGGCCGGAAAGAGCCCAGTTGTACTGGGGAGAAACAGGAACCAATATAAAAAAAAATATATGATTATCGCAGTTGATTTTGACGGAACGCTCCATACCGGCCAGTGGCCGAGTATAGGCATACCCAAGCCGTATGCCGTGGATGCAATGAACAGGCTAAAGAAAGACGGACATTATTTAATTATTTGGACGTGCCGGACTGGTGACAATCTAACGGAGGCTATTAACTGGCTACTTGCCAATAATATTCCCTTTGATAGAGTAAACGACCATAACCCGGAGGAAATAAGGCTTTACGGCACAAACGCCCGTAAAGTACATGCTCACCTTTATATCGACGATAAGCAGCTCGGCGGCCTTCCGCTCTGGGATGAAATCTACGATATTATAAAACAGGTGGACGACGAATATAAAGCGTTACACCATGAAAAAAAACAATGAGCACCATTGTATCCTCTACCGGTTGAGAAAGCAGGGTTTAAGGATTGATACAACGCAGAAAATAATTTATTACGAGTATGCCAATCCGGAGCAAGAAAAGAAAATGAAAAGTAGGAGCGTAAAGCGCTTATGTAATGAGTTTGGATTTGCAAGACAATCAGAAATACCAACATTATGAGCAATATAACATTTGAATATGCTATCAATTTCGAGGAGAACGAGAGTAGGTTTGACGCGGTAAAGGCTTCATTAGGTGAAAGCGTTTTATTCTTTTCTCAAAATACACCCTTACAGTTCTTTTGTTGCGATTTAATGTGTGAATTAATGGACTTACACACGGCTATTTTAAAAGGTGAAAGGGGCGACTATGTTTACAATTCCGCATTGAGCAAAATAGAGGAATTTAAAGCCGTTAAGGCGGAATATTTAAAGAGTGACGTCGTGGAGAAAATGCAGTCACTCTCGAAAGAAATAACCCGTAAAAAAATCGGAGAAAATGGAAGAAAATAAAGATTTGGTAACACTCACAAAAGAGGAAGCCTGCAAAAGTAGTAATTCGATGCTTACGAACCTCTATTATACCACAAAGCCGGAAAGTTTAGATATGCCCCTATTGGACTTTGTTTTAACAAATGCTTTCGGAAATGGCGCCTTTTGGTATAAGGAGCAAAACAAAACCCAGTTAAAAGAGATTGAGGCCAAAGGCTTAAACGCCGGTATATGGCTCGCTATAACTGAAATTGCGTTTAATCGCGGCTACAATGGACTAATAGAGGACATAATTAAGGCCGTCGGCTTCACTTACGACGAATGTCTGGAGCTTATGGAGTCCTCCGGGTGTAATAATGAGATTTTACAGCCTATTGTAAACTCTATTTTCAATGTCGAGGAGGAAGTCCTTTCGTGTGACTTTCCAGAGGACGTAGAAATTTATCTAACAACCCCCTAATAACTAACATTATGGCTAAAGTTAAAAATTTTGCCCGCTTTTATGTCCTGTTTTCTAAAATGCAGGGTAACGACGACGACATGAAAAAAGGACTTGTTATGGATTTTACCGGCGGGCGTACCGATTCACTCCGGCAAATGACACAAGAGGAGTATAATCTTATGTGTAATTCTCTGGAGGCTCAACAAATCGTTAAAAAAACGACTGTTTCTAATGGCGATATAAAACGGTTACGATCGTCTGTTTTGCACCGTCTCCAAACTCTGGGGGTTAATACTGCCGACTGGAAAGCAGTCGATAAGTTTTGCCTAAACAAGCGCATTGCCGGAAAGAAGTTTTACAACCTGACAGCCGCGGAACTAAACGCGTTAATCCCAAAGCTGGAGGCTATCGCCCGCAAACCGTCCAAAACAGACGAGCGACTTGTGTCCATTATTCGGGAACCGTCGCCGGCTCTGGTGTACTACATTGATGAACATTTGCAAAAGTATGTGCGCAATATACCTTCTCCCTCATTGAATTGATTAATAGTAAAACGTTGTCTTATGAAAGAAAATAAACTTATATCAAATACTCATTTTCCCAAATGGTTACTGGACTTCTACCTACAAACTATAAACGAGTTCGGGTTTGTAAATAAGTCCGAGGTTATACAATACCTTATCGAATGTTTATGGAATAAGCAAAACGGCGTGTCCAACAGTCAACCGGTTGAGAATATACTATCTTATGTAAAGAGAAAACGATGTACATTTTTTTCTCATGCCGAGCGTAGCTGGTTAGTTATACTACTTACCCCAGAAGCATTTAAAAAAATCGACCAAATTAGGGGCTTTCCAAGTCGCGCAAGTAAGATACAGGCTTTAATTGAGGCTTTCCTTTCCTGTAAAATATCGGATAAACGATTATTGCAAAAAGAAATACACCTAAAACGCCGTTGCCTACCTTTCACACGGCGGAGGCTTGATACGTATGTACAAGACGATGCCTACAAGCAATTAAAAAGAATGGCGGCAAGATTAGAAAAAGGAGTTAATGGGCTGATTCATTTTGTTATTGATATAGTGATAAAACAGGAAGATACGGAGTTTGAATTTTGCGATATGCCAAAAGAAGTAAAACAAACTCTTAAAGAGGTTTTACTACTCGAAGGGAGCACTCTTTCCCGGTTCAAACGACAGGAACAAATATGTATCTATGTCAACGACGAGAATGTTAGGCAGGCCATTTCCAATATAATTTTTAAGTATGAGATACCGGGAGCAAATGAGTTTCTTAGGCGTATTATTATCTTTCTGTTAGACTCCTCCCGGCTCATTTTATCTGGGTCAGACGAATGTCCTGATAGTATTACAAGCTCCTTATTGTCACAGTACGAGAGTGACCGGTATTTAAGCCTTTCAAACAAGGACTTTTATTATAGCAAATTTAACATCTAAGACAATGGTAGAGATTATTAAAGAGTTTGACGACTATGTGGTCTATATAGCAGGCACTTTTTTCTACTCAAATAGAGATATGCGCCTTTTACTGGAGTATATGGCAAGACATGCCATAGATATTGAGGAAAGTATAAACAAAGAATAATACAATCAATAAGTTATGAAAGAAAAAATTGAACTTTTAAAAGTAATTAGAGAAAACATAGATACTGTAATCTATATTCTGGAGGGTAATTTTGGTATGTGCAATTTAGACGGAAACGGCACTATACGGGAACAGATCGGATGCTTCAACAAAGAGGGTGATAGCTATACAGAGGTGTTTGAGTCAATTATAAACGAGCATGGAAAAGAGCAATGCCCCCACGCCGGAGCAGTGAATGTTAAACCTTAAATGTACCCTAAATATGAACGTAAAATATATTTATCGCAATATGTACCCCGGCGACAATAAGGAGCGGGAAAAGGCAAAGGAAGTAACCGTAGAGGACGCATATTCCACCACTACGGCTCAAATCGAAACAAGCGCCGTACTGGACACTCCGGGCGGTTACTACCTCTATAAAATTTTATTCCCCGGTATTACTTTCCAGTACACCAGACAGGGTAAACGGACAGTAAGCCGGGATATTGACGTATAACTCACTTAATTTCATATAAATATGGATAATTTGAATATTAAAAACTTGTCTCCAGAACAAAAAGCAGCGTTACTGGCAGACTTACAGGCGGAGCAAAACAGCGCCGCCAAAGAAAAACGGGACGCCTACGAGGCAATCCGTAAGGATGTGGTCGGCCGCATTATGGCCGGCGTGGAAAAACAGGCCGCAGAGGTTAAACTACTCTTTGATTTTGTGAAGGACGAAACGAGTGCGTTTTATGACGTAATGTGTGAATACGGCCAGCTCCGGCATGAGGGGCAAATGAATTACACCATTACGGACGGTGACAGGCGCATAGAGGTCAAGACCAACAAAATTAAAAAATTCGACGAACGCGCCGGTGTAGCAGCTAAACGGTTAGTGGAGTTTTTGAAAGAATGGGTTAAGAACTCTCTCAAAGGAACCGACGACCCCATGTATCAGCTTGCTATGTCTCTCCTTTCCCGTAACCGTTACGGGGAACTGGATTATAAATCTATAAGTAAGTTGTATGAGCTTGAAAGTAAATTTTCCGCCCCGGAATATAGCGAGATCATGCAGCTATTTAAAGAGTCTAACCGGGTGGACTCTACTATCACAAATTTTTATTTCTCAAAAAAGGACGAGCTCGGCGTCTGGAGAAAAATCGAAATCAGTTTTAATAGACTTTAATAAATTAAGAGTATGGAAAAGTATTATGAAATCAAAGTAACAGCGCAGGCGCCAGAAGGTTATAGGCCGCGCAGAATGTCGATAAAAGGTATCGGCGCAACGGATAAAAAGAACGGTAAGGAACTGTTAGAACAGAAGGCGAAAGAGCTTTACGCCGCCGCCTTAAAAGAGGCTAACCCGGACGTGGAGTTTAAGTTTTCGGTAGGCTCTACGGACTTAAACGCCAAATTTACCATTACCGAGTATAAGGCGAAAAGCAAAAGCAGCGACAAGGTGGAAGAAGCGTCCACGGGTGTTGAAGGAGTGGAAGGCGTGACAAAAGAAGATTAATTGCCCTATGTTAGACTACGTTTCGTCATATTCAATAACATTAAACAAAATCGTCCGGGTTATTGACTCCTGTAAAACTCTGGAACAATTAGAAAACGCCTATAACTGGGCGGATAAGGTTGTAAAGAACTTTTTTGCTAAAGTTATCAGTTGTTGCAAATCCGACGTTAATGGGATTGAAAAGTTAAGGGAGCAAACCCTTACGATAATAAACGAGCGTTACGGAATAAAAAATAAAGTGTTAAACGGTCGATTGGCCGGCGATTATCTTCAATCATAGCAAAAAGCCTTAACGCTGTTAATAAAACCCTGTAAAATTGAACCTTACAGGGTTTTTTATGTTTAAATAATTGGCCGGGTTTATTGAATATAATAAATTTGCCTTAAATGTTATTTATTAATGGGCAAAGGCAGAAGCAAGGATTTAATAGTAAAACGTAACATGGCGCTACTACGTAGGTATCATTATTGGACGGAAATACAACGTTTGCGGTTTGATGATGCTTTAAAAGTCCTTTCAGAACAGGAGTTTTTTATCTCCGAGGAGCGTATAATGGCCATTATACGGGAAAACTATAAAAACATTCCCGATTTATTAGTAACCCCCGTCCCGAAGGTAAGAAAGCCCAAAATTACCGCCGCCCAGCTCCAGCTCTTTATGGATGCCCCGGAACCGCCGACACGTCCATAATTTCAAAGCTAAAAATAGTCTCATACACTTTAACCCCTCCCGGTAGCGAATACTGTACACTGTTTGTCCGTTTCAGTCGTCCCATATCCCGGTCTTTCCTGTAACCCTGTAACGTTTTATAGAGCCTGTTATCCAGTTGCAGACGCTCGCGTATTTTCTCCTCTGTCCCGGAACCGTAGTGCGTGTCGTGGTAGCAATCAAAAGCGAGCCGGACGGTAATCGTTGCCACTCCTTGTTGCGCGTGTGGTGTGGTGTTGTTCCATTTTACACTTATGTCGCCCAGGAGCGCACACGGAAATGTAACGGGGTACATATCCTCGCCGTTTAAAAGCGCCTGTAATTGTCCGTAGTCCTCGTCTATCTTCGACAGTTCCGGGAGGCTTTCGGCTAACCTCTTTTGTAGGATGATAAATAATTCTTCCATTATCTTTATGAATTTAAAATTTTACGTAGTTCTGTCTCGTGTTTACTTATGATCTTTTCGTTTAGCTCCTCACTTTCCCCGATGAAGGGGCGCAGGGGCATTTTTATTGATAGCTTTTTCTTTTTCGTTAGGGCAAAGTTTTTCCAGAATTGCGCCGCATCGTTGTTGTTTGTCTGGTTGCTGTTTTTGCCCTTTTTCCGGCCGCCTGTGCCCTTTTTGCCTCCGCCGCTTGCCTCGTAATACTTCGCCCATGCAAAACGTCTCATTCGCGGCGTAACGGTCGGGTGTACTGTCTCGCCGTGGTTGTGAGCCGACGCATAGGGCACGTTATTAAAAACAACCGTCCTATATGGGGACGTGGAATAGTTTGTGGAGCTAAACAGGTGGTTCCGCCCACTTAATAGTGTCCCATAGTTGGCGGCGGCAGACGTCGCCCCGGAGTTTAACCGTTTAGCCGGTAGCCATTCGTTTAAACCCCGGTTTACAAACCCCGATTTTCTAAAATTGTCCTGATAATGGTCTTTTGCGAGCCTTCCGGTAAATACGGGCATTTTGCGAGCCAGTAAGTCGTCAATCTGTCCGCTTTTAGCTTTTAGCAGTTCCGCAAACTCTTTTATGTCCATTAGGCCGGTTATTTAGAAAGTGTTTGTAACAAATCGGCCACGGCCTTTTCGGCTCCCTTATAGGCGTCCGTAAAGTACGGGTGGTCGTCGCTGAATAACTGCCCGGTTTCTTCCGGGTGGCCTCCGAGTCCCGGCGCCGGTATCTCTATTTTTGTCGATAACCCGCTGTTATCTGTAACGGGCTCGTCGGTAGCTGTTAGGCCGCATTTGCAGCCGTAACGGTCGCCCGGCCGGTGCTCGTTAAAAAACACGTCGCCAATCGCCCATATACGGTTCCAGAATATCATGTGGTCAAGTCCCGGCGTTAAACTCGTCGAGGGGTTCCATTTCAAGTTGGGCAATATGTCTTTTTCCCGTAGGAATTGTTTCCAGTCGAGGGCTTGGTGCATACGGGTAATGGCCGTGTTGTGCTCCGTCTTTAGCCATGCCTCGACGTGGTGGTCGACGAGGTCTGCCGTGTCGCGTTTCCACTGTTCAAAGGATTTTAAAAAGCCTTTGGCGTCCACCAGCTCGGCGGCTATCTCGTTTTGCATCCGGTGAACTTTGAACGCGGCAAACACGGCGTTGTTTTGCTTAACCTCATTGCAGAAGCTAAACTCCGGGGCGGTAGGCTTCGGACTTCCCGCGCCTATGTCGGCGGCTACGTTTAAGGTGTCCCAGACGGCGTTAAACAAATTCGTTTCTATTTGCGTCATGGGGTTAAAGTCTTTTTCATAGATACGTATAAGCGCTTTTTTTACGGCCGTATCGTCGAATGAAAAACCGTTATCCGTGTCCTTTGCCGCCCCCCTGTAAAGGGCGTTCATTTTGCCCCGGAAGTTTGCCGGGTTGGGTTTGCGGACAAATATACCTTTTACCCAGTTTTTTAAACTCCGTTCCTTCTTTTCGTCCACCACTTGTTCGGCTGTCTTGCCTTTCTTTTCTTCTTCGGGATCTTGTTTGGGTGGCTCCGGTTTTTCCTCCTTATTTTCCGGCTCCGGCTCTGGCTCCGTTTCTTTTTTCGTAACCTCGTCGTCGCCTTCCGGTTTGGGTATCCCGTAAGTCTCGTATAAGTAGTTTTGGGGTATCTTGAGCCCCATAGCCTGTAACTGTAAATCTATTTGAATACGGGCGGAAAGGTCTTTGTTTTGAGGTGTGGAGAAGGTAAACTCCCCGCCGTCGGTATTAAAGCCGAGATTTGTAAAGACCTCCGTAAGTTCATAATTAAGGATATTTAAAACGAGTTGTTTAGAAAGCCGTATAATCCTATCCTCTCCGGCTTGGTGTACGGTTCCGAGCGCTTGCGTACCTTTCTCCCCGACTTCAGTTGTTAAAGTGTTTCCGAGTTCCAGCTTTGAAAGCTCGTCGTTGCAAAACTGCATAAAGCCCCGGTATAGTTCTCCGGTGGCGCCTTTGCTGGTTGTGTCGTGTATATTTACGTTTGTGCCGGTGGGGTGAACGAAAACAGAGGAGCCGCCGGAGTTATATAAGTCCTCGGTTAATTTCTTGCGTATCTCCGTGTCCCATGCGTCGTATGTCCCTTCCTTTAGCGGGTGGCCGTATAGTTCCACGAACTGGGCAAAGTCGCTCATGGCATTCCGTTTGTATATAACATATAACGCCGCCTTTGAGAGTAGCCCCAAATCCCGCGCGTCGCCCAATAACACAAGGTCGGCAAACTCGTCGAAGCTCTCCCCGTTAGTGTCCGCCTGTTTGCTTAAAATAACACGCCGTACCGGGTCGTAGTGTTTGCGGGGTATCATGTCATATTGCAACCATTTATCCTCCCGCCGGAATTGTAAAAGCGTATTACCGAACTGTTCAATATCCAGTATGTCGCTTAACAGTTTTTGAAACCACGGTGAGCGGATTTGTTCTCCCATTATTTCGTCTACTATCCCGTCGCGTGTAAACTCAATTGGAGAATTTAAGACCGACGCTTTCCTTTTTTGGATAACAGCGTAGAGGTGCGGGTCGGTTAAAACTTCGTCTATAATGTCGAGGAGTTTAATCCGGTTTGGTTTATCGACGTTTTCAGCCAGTTTTAACGACTGCATATAATCGCCTACGTCGATATTGCCCCGGACAGTTTGCGTAATAATAATAGGAGCCACGCCTGTCTGTGCCGGTTGCTTTGTCTGGTTGCCCTGAATGGCTATTTTGTTGTATTTGCCTCTTTTTGTCTTTGCCATAATTACCTCCTTGTTTGTCTTTTGGGATTACTTAACATCTGATAGGGGGAGCTTTCCGTTTTGTTTTCCACCTCCGGGGCGCCCTCTATGTTTACCACTCCGTCCCGTACACCTTGCAACCATAGTTTAGCGTCCTCGAAACGGTCTTTCCTTATCTGGGACATTTTCTGGGGGTTATGGATAGAAAAAAGGTGATAGACGGCAATGTCAATACAGTACATTACGACGAGGTCTAACCGCTCCTCGCCACGCGCCCCGAAAATGGCGTCGCAGTTGTAGCGTTTAGACATATAACCGCGCATTTCCTGTATCGCCCGGTTCTGGCACGTCTCGACCGATGTTTTGTTGTTTCTTGTTACGGCGTCCAATATCTCCGCGTGGATGGAGGCGTCGTAGTCTGATGATTCGATGAATTTTGCCATATATTTAGTAAATTAATTATCTCCTATGTCTATTGTTGTTTCTTAAACTCTCAATCTTAATAACCGTAACCGGTGCGAGCTCCGCCACTTTGTTTTCTATTATCTTATTGCCGCCCTGTAAACAGTCCAGACCGTCGGCCGGATAGGGTAAAGAGAGTTTGAAGTATTTAAACTCATTGTCCAGCTCGACCATGTTAGGGTCTTCTTTTTCGGCTATATTCAGTACAAGACGCCCCTCGCGGTTTAGCGGTTCAAGGTCTGCCTCGATACGCACCGCCTTGTCTGGTTTTTTGCCTTCGTCCGGTAAAACGGTAATGTTTGTTTTCCGCTCCTTTCGGATTTGCGCGAGGTGTTTTTTAAATACTTGCTGATAAAATGGGTCTTGCAAGCTGTTATTTTCCATATACAAGTAAACCGGGCAACGTCCGGCAACCCATTCGTAAAGGACAAAAAAGCACGTAATAAACTCGTAGTTGCTCATTTTGCCGATAAAGCCACGAAATACATATAAAACGTCCCCTATGCAACCGACAAGCCATACGGCTTTCCGGGAGCCCTTTTTGTTTTTGGCCGTTCCTTTTTGTTCGCTCTGGGTAGGGTCGCCATAGATAACAAGGAAAGGAAACCGTTTGAGGTTTGGCATTTTCCCGTATTTGACCTCTTTAAATACTGTGCCTTCAGAAATGGGGTTATTAAAATACTCACCCATTATCGCCTTCATGCTGATTTTAGAGAGTACGCGGTCGATATCCGCCTCGCTGTTCTTTTGAGGCCATACAGAAACGCCGTTTGCGTAGTCCTCTGTTGGGTTGGGCTTTCGTATGTCCACCATACGGAGGTTAATAATGTCGTGGTGGTCTGCCATTTTAGCCGCCCGACCTACGCATGTATTGTCCGCGATGATGTTACCACACCAAAGGACAAGTAAAGGTTCGGAAATGGAGCGCGTAGGATAAACCGCTTTTTCGCTCCAGTCCCATTTTTTGTCTACAATGTCCGGGTTTTGGCATTCTTTGTCGGTGTCGAAATCGTCGTAATACTGAACGTCCGGGCGTATCTCCTCATTTCTCGAACCGCGGGGAGACTGTCCAGCCCCCAGCGCACGGAAGGCCGCCCCGCCTTTTGTTACAAACTCCTGATCTGTCCAGAAGCCGATATTTTGCTGTTCCCCGTAATAGGCTTTAATACGGCCGTTTGCTTCAAAGTTTGCTATATAGGGAGTCAGAAGGCGCACGGCGTTCTCTATTGTGTTAGAGATAAGTAGAATGTTTTTCTTTCTTTTGGTTAAGACAAGGTACATAATTACGAACATGGCAATCGTACTCTTTGCCAACTCGCGGCTCCAGCTCCAAACCTCGTACCATTCCGGGTTGTTAATAAGCCGCTTTATGGCCTTCTTTTGGAACTCTGCAAAGGCGCATTTTGCGTATTTGGGAAAGAAAAAGATTATCCATTCCTCCGGGTTGTCCTCCAGCCATAGGCGGTGTTTTTCCCTTTCGGCTGCCGTCATGGAAGTATCTACCGGTGTGGAGTTGGTTATATCCTCTTTGTACTCCTCCCAGCTTTTTAGAGCGTCGCGGTCTTGCTGTTTCATAGGTTATCCTTAATAAATGCGTCAAACAACCACGTTACGTCCTTTGCCTTCTCGAAATCAACGTTTCGGAGCCAGTTAATAAACCGGGTTCCGACGCCCACCATGTCGGCTATACCTACGTCGGTTTCCATTTTTTTAATGGCGTTTGAAAGTTTGGCGATAATGTCCGCCTCTGCCGGGGTGGCATGTCGCTGTCCTTTCTCCCTCCCGTTGATTTTGTCGTTAAGTTCTTCGATTTGGCGGTAAAGGTGCTTTACCTGTTCTTCGCGTGTGAGGGTTATAGCGGTCTTTCGCTCCTTCCATTTGTCGGCCTTTATCCAGTTGTTTATGGTCTGGCGTGATGTGCCCACCTTTTCGGCTATCTCGGCCTGTGTTAGGTTCTCCTTTAAATAGAGCGTGGCCGCCCATTCTCTTTTCTGTTTTATCGTCAAATTTGCCATTGCCGGTACTTATTTATATAGCAAAATTGACCTTTTCCGCGGCCTCCGGCAAACGCTTTTTTTGTCTTGTAATTATAAACTTACTGCATTGCTTTACAAAGTTTTATCATGCTTTTTCGATTTGCACCGCGCCCAAATAACCTACAATTTTGCTCAATAAAGAGCGCAGAAATGAAACGATTTTTTAACACAATTCCCGGCGACGACGCATGTTGCATATTGCTACACGGAGATATAGGGTATTACGACTCTGTAAGGAGTGCGGATATTGCCCGCGAGCTTCTGGAGGCAGAGGCGACATTTAAGAAAATAGACGTCCGTATTAACAGTATGGGCGGGGACGTTTACGCAGGCATAGCGATATTTAACGCCTTTCGTAATTGTAAGGCCGAAATAACCATATATGTAGACGGTGTGGCTGCCTCTATGGCGTCCGTTATTGCTTTATGCGGGAAGCCTCTATATATGAGCAAATACGCCCGCCTGATGATTCACGGAGTAAGTGGCGGCTATTATGGTAATAAGGAGGAATTAAAATCCTGTTTAAAGGATATTGAAACGCTGGAGGCTACCCTGTGCGATATGTACGCCGAAAAACTCCAGCTCACACCCGAAGAAATCCGGACGCGGTATTTCGACGGCGCCGATCACTGGCTAACCGCCGAGGAAGCCCTAAAGCTGGGATTCATTGACGGCATATACGACGCGGAACCTATCCCGGAAGATAGTACACCGGAACAGGTGTTTTCACACTATCAAAATCACTACAACCAATCACTTAATACAGATAAGAATATGTTTGAACAACTAAAGAAAAGACCGTTGTTTGCCAACTGTGCAAACGACGAGGACGTATTAAAACGTATCGACGAGCTGGAAACAACTGCCGGGAAAGTCCCCGATCTGGAGGCGGCCAACGGAAAGTTAAAGGATGAAGTCGACGAGTACAAGAAGAAAGAGAACGAGGCGCAAGAAGCCGCCGACGAAACTCTGGTAAATACCGCCTTTGAGGAGGGACGTATTACTGACCCGGAAAAAACTGTTTATCGTGCGGCTCTGAAAACCGACCGCGAAAAAACAGAGGCCGCCCTTAAAACGCTGCCCGTAAAACGTCGGGCTATGGACAATCTGGGCGCACCTCTGGCAGACGGCGAAAGCGCATGGGCTAAGAGGCAAAAAGAAATTGAGGCGAAAAATTCTAAAAAGTAAACCAAATGGCAGTTAAAGTAAAATCAACGGTCTATTCCGGCGAAGTGCTGGAGCAGTTGCTGGTACGCGCGACGACCGGTAACGAAATTGTGGACGGTGGACATATTCATGTTCACCCGAATGTAACTAAAAAGTTTACCCTTCCGAGGCTTAAAACGGGAAAGATGTTACGCAAGCGCGTAGAGCAGCCCGAAGATAAGCACTCAAAAGGTGACTTCAACTACGACGAGAAGTATCTGGAGCCTAAAGAATTTATGGCCTTCACGACGTTTAACCCTCGCGTTTTCGAGGAAATCTGGCGGCCGTTCCAGCCTACCGGTAATCTGGTGTTTTCAGAACTTCCGGCAGAGGTTCAAAACCAGCTACTCGCCGAGCTCGCAAAAGTGGTAGACTTTGAACTGGGCGGCCACTATATCAATGGGGAATATGCCGAAGGTGACGACGACGACAAGCTGTTCGACGGTATTTTAAATCGGATTGTAAAAGATGCCGATGTTATCAAAGTTGACAAGGTTGTCTCCGTGGTTAAGAAAGACGACGGAACCCTCGAAACGAAAGACGTAACGGGTAAGATTACCGAGGCAAATATTTTGCCTACCCTTCGCGCCGGGAAACAAAAAGTTCCAAAGGCTATCCGCAAGCATGCAAACCTCAAAATCTTTATGTCCTGTGAGGACTTCGAGATTTACGACGAAGTGTTGACAAATAAGCCGTTTAAAGGCGTGGACTATTCCAGCATGACGGCCGACCGTTACAAGGGTGTGCAAATCGTTTCTTTGGCGGACTGGCCAAAAGACGTTATTGTCTGGGCTGTTACCTCCTCCGGGATTGACTCCAATTTCTGGGCTGGTGTTAGCCTTTCGGACGACGACGACGTTATCCAAATCGACAAGCTGACCAACGCAGGCGAAAAGTATTTCTTTAAAATGCTTATGAAGGCCGACACAAACACCGTATTCGGTGAGGACATTGTCCTGTTCGACGCCCGCGACGACGAGGAACTTCCAGAAGGATAAATATTACAAACCCATTAAAAACGAAAGAATATGGCAGAGCAAAAAAATGATTTAGTAAAAATCGTCGTGTTGAACCCTTTCCGCGACAAGTTGGACAAAAAAACGCGCTACGAAGTAGGCCAAGAGCTGGAGTTTGAAGCCGAACGCGCGGACGACCTCGTAACCCGTGAGCTGGCAGAGTACACGGAGCCTCTGGGCTAAAATTTATTATGTAATGTATTGCCACCCCTCGACGGCCGTGCGGTTGCTCGGAGGAGATTCGAGCGGGTGGCAACCTTTTTTTTAAAATAACTAACAACATGAGCAGAGGTTTAAGAAATAACAATCCGGGAAATATCCGTATTTCCGCAACGAAGTATCAGGGCGAAATACAGCCCTCACAGGATAGAGCGTTTAAGCAGTTCCAGACAATGGCGCACGGTTACAGGGCTATGTTTATGCTCCTTTATACCTACCGTAAAAAACACGGTTGCGACACAATCCGCAAAATGATTACCCGCTATGCCCCTCCGGTAGAAAACCATACGAACGTCTACATTGATAGCGTTGCCCGGTGGTCTGGTATTAATCCGGACGTGCAACTCGACACAACGAGTCGGGAGGTCATGGTTCCCGTTATATCGGCTATGTCGAGAATGGAGAATGGAAAGCATGCAGCAGCCAACGACGTCGAGGCCGGCTGGGGATTGTTTATAGCCTCTATTTAAACGATGATTTGCAGTAATGGACTGGAGTTTAATAATTGAGATTATAAAGTGGGTTGTTCCCGTTGGCGGTTTTGGTTCCGTTGCTGCATGGTTTATCAATCGTACAGAGAGAGAGCTAAAACAAATACGTGACAGCCACGACGCATACAAAACAATGTATGAGGACGTAAAACAAACATTAAATGAAGAAATTGAAGAAAAACGGGCATTACGAAAAGCCCTCGGAAAATTTGAACGGGCTATTTCCAAAGTGTTTGGCTGTCGTTACTATCCTAATTGTCCTGTTAATATCGAGTTGCTCCACCAGCAAACAGATAAAGCAAAGCCAAAAGGAGACAGCCGACAGCGTAGTAATAAAAGAAGTCCGGGAGGTGATTCCGATGATAATACCGGAGTCAAAAACGACGCTTACAATTCCGACGACGAACCTCCGTAATTTACCCATTGGGGCAGCCTTCACAAGTAAAAGCGGGCAGGCTAACGTTAAAGTCGAATATGTACAGGATACTATATATGTGTCTGCCACGTGCGACAGTCTGCAAATTCTTTGTACCAAACAGGAAAAAGAGTTAATCCGGATACGAAGCGAAACCCATACGGAGAAAGAGGAGATTAAGAAAGACGCCACAAGGCAGAGAACAACCTTTACAATGATAGGTTTTGCCCTCGGCGTTTTCATTTCAATAGCAATCAAAAAATTAATATTAATACTAAAAAAATGGCTAAAAACGATTTGAATTTAATGTACGGCCTCGATAAGTTGTCGTTTGAGGGTAAAGACCTCGGATATATTGAGGAGGATTCTTTCGACTGGGGCGGCGCTAAAGGTGAAGTAACCGACATTCGGGCGGCGCAAAAAAAAGGCTACCCCGTTGCAAAGATTCCAAAGAGTAACGGGACGGTTAATCCGACTTTCGACCTTATCCAGTTTAATTACGAGAATATGGCCGAAATTATGGGCGGAGAGGTCAAGACCGACAACGAAAGCAAGCCGATAGGCTGGGGCGCACCGAGTAACATAGTTATGTGTTCCGGTAAGTTCACCATTGACACCGATTCCGGACAGCGTATCACAATCCCGAACGCTTTACTCTCTGTTTATATTACCGGCAATCTGAACCTTACCAGCGTTTCCAAACTCAAATGCGAGCTGGGGATTATGGAGCCGGCAGACGGAGGCGAGCCGTTCAGTATTGAGGACATAACCGAATAACCAGCATGTCAAAGATAGAACTGGAAGCAAGCGAGGCACTACTTGACGTGGGTGTCTCCTTGCCTTTTAAGGAGATTAAAATACCGTTTACCCGCAAACGCATAAAGTTACGCCTAACCATGCGCCGGCCATGTCTGGGCAATCAAATAAGAATAGCCCGCCAGTACTTAAAGCTGGGTGTAACACTAAAACAAATGGAAGCATTTACAAAGGAGGAAGAGATGGAATTTATGGCCAAACATGGCGGCCGTATCTGTAATATGATAGCCTTAACCATTTGCCGGGGCTATATAAACGGCTGGCTGTTTTCCCCCTTTATGTCCTTCTTTGTCCGCTGGTTTGTCCCGGACGCATTTATACAGGGCGCAAACCTCCGTTTTATTACGCTCATGGGGACGCGAAATTTTATGAACATTATCAAATCAGCCGAGAGGACGAACCCTCTAAGGCCGAAATTGAGCCAACAAAAAAAGGGGAGTTAAAGGGTCATTTCGAGGGCTCCCATAGCCCCTTTGGGATTATCTGGGAAGTTGCAAAGGCCACCGGCTGGAGCTTGCACTATATCATGTGGAAAATCAACTACCAGACACTTATAATGATGACGGCCGACGCCGTCCGCTATGTACAGGGAGACAAACAAACCCATAAGAAGGGCGGCTCCGCTCTGGGTTTCTTCCAAACCAAATTAAAAGAACGAAAAAATAAAGAGGCTTAATAATATGAAACCCGTTGAAATTGAATTTTTAATGCGTGATAAACTGTCCGACGGCATGGAAAAAGCCGGACAGAATGCCGCGTCAATGGGTGACAAGGTCGCGGCCTCCTCCGAGCAGATAAAAGCCCAGATAAAGGAAACCCGCGAGAATATTAAGCATACCGAAAACGACCTTAAATCCCTCGAAAAACAACTATCCAAAGCAGCACCCGGCGGCCAGTGGATGGAGTTAAGCGCCGAGATTACAGCCTGTAAAAAAGTATTGGAGGAAGAACGGACAGCCCTCGCCCATTTGGAAAGTCAGCACGACAGTACGGCCGGGAGTGCGAAACGTTTAAGTTTACAGCTCCGGGAAATGTACGAGCAAATGGCCACAATGAGGTTAAACGGCCAGAAGGACACCCAACAATACAAAGAGCTGGAAGCGGCCGCAGCCAACCTTGCCGACACTATCGGCGACGTCCGGGCGCAGACTAATATACTGGCGCATGACAATTCCGGTTTACAGGGGCTTATCTCTGGAGCTTCGGGGGTTGCCGGAGCGTTTACTATGGCGACCGGTGTTATGGGTGTATTTGCCAGCGAAAACGAGGATTTAATGAGGATACAGACCAAAGTACAAAGCGTCATGGCTATAACTATGGGGCTACAACAGGTTATGAATACCTTAAATCAAGATTCCGCGTTCCGTCTGGTCACAGTCACAAAAGCAAAGACTTTGTTTGCCGCCGCTAATACCCGTTTGGCCGTTGCTCTGGGTATTTCAAACGTAGCCGCAAAGGCATTAATGGCAACCCTGACGCTGGGGCTTTCGGTGGCTATCGGTGCCGTTATATACCTATGGGATCAGTTCTCCAGTAAACAGGCCGCCGCCCGTAAAGACTTCGAGGATTTTACAAAGAAAGTAAGCGACGGCTCGGCCTCTTCCATTACCAGCTTTAAACGCATGGTTGCCGAATGGGAAGCTCTCGCCGACTCTCTGGAGGAAAAACAAAAATATATCGACGATAACCGGGAGGCATTCGACAAGCTGGGCGTAAAAATTAACGACGTTGCCGACGCCGAGAACTTGCTTGTTACCAATAAAGACGCCTTTATCGAAAGCGTTATGTTGAAGGCCAAAGCCGCGGCCGCTATGGAAATGGCATCCGAAAAATATAAGGTTGCCATTGAAAAGATGATGGAGGCCGACAAGCTCCCGGATAAAGTTACCCGTTACGCTACTTATGGAATGTATGGCAGTGGCTATTCTTATGAGGTTGACAACTCCAAAAAGGCAAAGAAGCAACGGCAGGCCGACGAAGCCGAGGCCGAGGCAAACGCCTATATACTTAAAGGGCTCGGATTTGGACAGGAAGCAACCGACAAACTGGCGGAGGCCGGGATAGGCACAACGGAGGATGTTATCGAAGGCTCCGTGGCTGCCATTGAGGCCGTAATAACCCAGAGGCGAAAAGCGCTAAAAGACATAACCAATCCGGCAGACTACCAGCAGGCACTCAAAGAAATTGAGTTACAGGAAAAGAAGCTAAAAGAAATAACCGGCGATAAGTCGGACAAGCCGAAAGAAGAAAAAGTAAAAAATAACCTCGCTGATTTGGAGTTGCGAGCCCGTCAAAAAATAGAAGACCAGACCGTCGCCCTCATGGAAGAAGGATACGAAAAGCAACGCAGAATGGCTGCCCTCGCCTTTGAACGTGAAAAAGAACGGATAACACAGGAAGAAACCGAACGTCTCGCACTCTATGAAAAACTAAAGGCCGCCGGCGAAAATGTCGACGACGAGGACAAACAAAAGATAATAGCGCAAGCAGTAGCCCTCCGGGTACAGGCGGGCGCCCTCTACGACCAAGCCGTCGCCGAGGTGAACAGTAAAGAGCAAAAGGACGAGGACGAGCGGCTCCAGAAGCTACTCGAACCTTATAAAGACTTTGCCCAGCGCCGTCTGGATATAGAGCAGAAATACCGCAAAGACATTGCAGAGCTCCAGAGCTCCCGGACAGATGATAACGCCGACGTTATCGACCGGGCAATCGAACAGGCCAAAAGGAACAGAGCGGAAGAATACGACCAGCTCGACCAAGAAATAAGCGACTCGGCACGGCGGAGCTCTGAAATATTAGAGGCTATTTTTACCGACGCCGGCCAGCAGTCGAAAAAACAGATCGAGGGCGTTGTGGGACAGGCTGAACAGCTTTTAAAGGTCTTGTCCGGCGAAAGCTCCGGCGAGTCTCTGGGTTTTTCTCCCGAACAGGTGGCCGCCATGCAAAAAGACTCCGGGCTTATACAGGAGTTAATACAGGCCATAATCGACAAGAAAAACGAGCTTTACGACCGTGGTGGGCTTGTTAGCAAGTTTGTCGGCTCTTTTAAGCAGATAAAAGACGCCCTATCCCTCGAAGGTGGCCAGCAACGTATGGAGGCCATGAACGGCGGCGTTGAGAACCTTATATCCTCCGGAGGCCAACTGGTTAATACGTTCGGTGGTTTTGCCGACGACCTTGCCAATATTGCGGAGCTCTCCGGTAATGAGGGGCTGGGCTCCGTCGCTTCGGCTATGCAGGGTATTACGGATGTCGCCGGCTCAATGATGAATGGGGCACAAGCCGGCATGGCAATTGGCGGCCCGTGGGGGGCGGCTATCGGCGCGGCCGTTAGTGGTGTTACAAAGGTCTTTTCTATGGCCGCCGAGGCCAGCGCCCGGCATAAGGCAGCATTAAAGGAGCTGGAGGACGCCCGGCTGGCGTACCAGCGTAAATATAATTTGCTGTTACTGGAGCAAAAGCTGCTTATGGAAGAAGCGTCCAATATCTTTGGCGAACGTTCCATACTGAAAGCGGCTAACGCTCTGGAAGTGTACCGTGAGGCCATAGCCTCCTATAAAGAGGAGTTAAAAGGCGACATGCCGGAAATGGATACGTTTGAGCGCTGGACAAACGACTACTACGGTACATACGCAAAACGTGTAGCCGACTACGAAAAAGGAATAGGCGCTCTCGCCTCCGCCCAGATTGTAACAGGCCATAAGAAAACGGGGCTTTTTGGGTGGGGTAAAGGGAAAGACCTTTATAGCTCTATACTGGAGGTTTACCCCGACCTTATAGATAGTACCGGCCGACTGGATACAGCTATGGCGGAGTCCATTCTTTCCACCCATAAAATGGACGACGAAACCAAGAACTTAATACAGAGCCTTATCGACTTGCAAGACCAAGCCGACGCGGCCGAGGAACAGCTCCGGGATTACCTAAAGGAAACATTCGGCTCGCTGGGTGACGGTATAATGGACTCCATTACGAACGCTATCGTTACAGGCGGGAACGATGCGTGGGAGACGTTCGGCAAGAGCGGGGCAGCCACATTGGAAAACCTCGGCAAACAACTTGCTTACTCCCTGTTTTTCGCTAAACGTTTCGACCAGTTGCAAAAGGAATTGGAGGGCATATACGGCAGCGGCAAAAGCGAGGAAGAAATAGCTAACGACGCTATGGCCTTAATCGGCAATTTTTACAACGGTATCGGCTCGCAAATGGACGCCGCGCAGGGCTTTATGGAGGAATGGCAAAAGAAAGCCGCCGAGCATGGGCTGAACCTTTGGCAAGACGAAAACGGACAAACCCAGAGCGGCCGGACGGGAGCGTTCCAAACCATGTCACAAGACACGGGCTCCAAACTGGAGGGCTTGTTTACTTCCGTACAAATGCACGTGGCCAATATAGACGACAAGCTGGATAATATCGGGTCGGGTATCTACATGACACAGGAAGTCCTCGAAGCTATCCGGGATTACGTGTCTTATCTGGTGGATATAAGCGAAGATATAAAAGGCATAAAACGAGACGGTTTAAAAATGAAATAATATGATTCTGGACGGACTTTTATACATAAACGATAAAGATGTTTACCAATACTATGGGGCATATCTTACGGAGGAAAAAGAGGGGGAATTTACAAATTATTCCGCCCTTATGAAGCCGCCCGCAATGAAACCCTATGTTTCTGTAAACTTCCGGGAGAATGACGGCGAAAAGCTACCGGAAAAACTAAAGGTTGCATTCGAGCCCCGCGACGTGACGCTCTACTTTGCCATAATGGCGCGGAGCAAAAAGCAATTTTTGAACTATTACGAGGGTTTTGTCCGCTTGCTGGGTTCCGGTTGGCTCCGGGTATATCTCCCGGAACTGGACAAAACATTTACGATGTACTATCAAAGTTGTACCGAATATAGCCAGCTCACAACCTTTGAAAGTGGACAGGTGGGCGCCCGGTTCAAAGTAAAATTAAGGGAACCCCAGCCTACAATATAAAGGATTTAATATGGAACTTAAAATATACAAACAAAACGGAGACGTGAGGGCGGTAGTATCGCCTTCCGATAGCGCAACCCAGCAGCTCGGCGTTATGGAGGAAAACGTCCTCTCCCTTTCTTTTGTCCTCTATGAGTTTATCATGCTGGAGGTGAACGACTATGTCGATTTTGAGGGGTTCCGCTATACTTTAACCGGAGATTACCGCCCGGAACAAAAGTCTACTATTGAATATAAATACGAAGTCCGTTTTTATGGTGCGGAAGATGTTACAAAGGATACGCTGGTCTTAAAAATGGTAGACGGGGACAATTCCGCCGAGTTTTCGCTAACAGACACGGCCAGAGTCCACGCCCAGTTAATCGTCGATAACCTAAACCGCAAAGAAGGCCGTAACGTCTGGGTGGTTGGCGAGGTCATTGATACGGGCGTTTATGAGGTTGTATATAGCAAAACGTCCTGTTTCGACGGACTTACCAAAGCGGCCGAAGGCGCCGAGACGGAATGGTGGATAGAAGGCTATTCCGTAAATATAAGCCGTTGCGAACACGGCAAAGCTATTGAGCTGGAATACAATAAGGGGCTTATTAGCCTGTCAAAATCAGAGAACACAAACGCCCGTTTCTTTACCCGGCTTTATCCGCTGGGAAGTACGCGCAATATAGACAAGGCCAAATACGGCCATGCCCGCCTCCAGCTACCGGGTGGCGCGGAGTACATAGAAAGAAACACCCATTTAGGAATTAAGGAACAGGGCGAGGAGTCCGCGTTTTCCCATATATACCCCCGGCGCATTGGTTACGTTGATACTGTTAGACAAGAGGAACGCACAGGCGAGGACGGGGAAAAATATACGGTCTATTTCTTTACGGATAAAGCCCTCAATTTTGACCCTAACAGCTACGAAATAGGCGGTCTGGTTAAGCGTATTGTTTTCGAGGACGGCTCGCTAAACGGGCGGGATTTTGATGTAAATTTTAGCTCAAAAGATAAAGAGTTTGAAATAATAACCCAGTTCCCGTTTGACAACTTACAACTACCCGGCGGGGCGCTTATCCCCAAGAAAGGCGACCCGTATGTCTTGTATAATATCACTATGCCGGACGAGTATTACCCCCTTGCCGAAACAGAGTACCAGGAGGCCGTCGAAAAGTATATCGAAAACTTTAGCGTTGATGTGTCAATATATAAGGCGGCAACCGATTACGTTTACTTTTTGGAGAAGGGTATAGTCTTAAAGCTCGGTAGCCGGGTAAGGCTTCATAGTAAGGAATATTTTGCCGAAGGCTACCGCGATAGCCGTATAATCCGTATAACCCGGAAAGTAAACAACCCGCAGGAAATAAATATAGAATGTTCCCATGCGGTGGCCGTTGGGCGGCTTACGCAAATAGAGAACAGCCTTGTTAATGTCGAGGCGGCAATTAAATCGCCCACCGGTGGGTCTAACGTGCAAATACTCCGCACATGGGACAGCGCCGACCCGACGGATTATAACGTTTTCTCCGCCCTTCGTACCCTGTACGAAATACGGGGCGTTATCGGTGAAATGTCCGACCGGTTTATTCGCAAGGATATTCCGGACGAAGCCCACGGGCTTATAACATTTAACGCCGGTATATGTACGCCGGGTTTTGTGGAAGGCTTTACGGCCGTCGGTAAGGGCATGAAGGTTTACGACAATGGCAACGTTACCCTTATGGAGCTCCGCGCCCGCAAAAGTTCCCTATTTGGCGCCAGCCTGTCCTCTGAAACTTTTGTTTCGGGCTTTCCCAACGGTACGGGGTGGATGCTGGCCGACTACACCCGTAAGAACGCCGCCGGGGTCGAAGAAAAAAAATACAAGTTAGAACTCGACGACCTGACAGTCCGGGGCAATTTCCGCGTTTACGAAATGGTTATTTCGCAATTACTCGGTGAAAATGATAACCGGATTTTTGCGGGTATGATGAAAATAGACCATATCGACGAGGAAACAAATACTATCTATCTCGATACGGACGAGGGTGTCCTGTACAATCCCTTCCGCTCCGACGATATACTTATGGTTCAACGCTTCGGCGGTTTGCCTACCCCGGAAAATGACTACCAAGTAATAAAAAACTATGAGCTTAAAGTTTCCGAGGCCGGTATAGGTGATTTGATCGAAAAAGAGAAACGGCTGGATTATATCCGCTTTGATACGTTCGTCGGGGATATTTCGACCGTGGCCGCTGGCGACGTCCTTGTACGCGTGGATAACTTAACAAACTCCACCCGTAAGGGTATAATGAAAATAACGACTATTGACGAGTTTGGAGCGCCATACCTTGACGTTATCTACGGCATGAAAACAGATTTAGAGAACTCGACAAAGGTACGGCTCGGAAATCTGGAAGGTTTGGTAACGCCCTATTGGGGGCGTCTGGAGGGCTGGGGCTTAATGGCTACACATACCTATTTAAAAGGCCGTTTCATATTACAAACAGGCGAGGACGTCCTTACGAAGTTTGAAATTACCGAAGGGCTTATAAAATCGGAGATAGCGTCCGTCCGTATGGAAATACAGGAGAAAGACAACTATTTAAGTAATTCCTCATTTACAAAAGATACAGACATGTGGGAAGCCATGTCCGACATACGGCTCTTTACTATTTCCGCCCGGTTCCTGTATTTTAACGAAAATTTTTATTCCGATAAAAAGAGCGTTGCGGCTATTGTTACCGAAGGCGACCGCCGGGCTTTACGGCTAAAGAACGCAGGCGTAAAACAATATAACAAGGATTTGGCGAAAAAGCCGGAGAAGCCGCTGGATATTGAGGACGAAGACAAAGAAAAGGAAGTATGGCCGACGTTTTACATATCCTTCCGCTATAAATGTGTAAAAGCCGGAACGCTTGAAATAGGTTTCCGGGGTGAAGATTGCTTTTTTACCGAGGAGATCGAGCCGACGGACGCTTACCTCTCTAAAGAGTTTTCCGGCGAGTGGGACGGCGAGGGTGATTTTGAGATAAGATTTAGCGGGGATATTTATATATACTCTTTGGCTCTGGCCGACAATCCGCTGGAGAACTTTAAGATTGAAACGTTTACACGGTTTTACCAGACAGACACTAAAATTGGTCTGTTAGCGCAGAAAACCGACAAAATGCAAGGCACAATTACGACACTCGGTATCGACCTCGATGCACTGGAGGAAACCGTAACGCTATACGCAAAAAAAACCGACTCAATCAATCAAACGGTTTTATCGCTGGGTATCCAGCTAAACGCTGCCGACGAAAGTATAAGGATATGGGCGTCGAAAACAAATTCGCTCGACGGAACCGTCCGGCAGCTCGGTATTGATTTAAGTATAGTTTCAAACTCACTTACATTATACGCGAAGGAAAAGGATATAACCGGCGCGTGGATAGTTGGGCGGATAAACATTTCACCCTCTACGGTTAAAATCGAAGCTAAAAATATTCAGTTGGAGGGGAAGGTTTCGTTTACCATGCTGGATTGGCAAGTACAATCTTTAATGAATAGCTATGTACAGTCCCATAATCTGGGAAGTCTGGCATATTATAGCAAGGTTGAGCAGGCCATGAAAGACGAGACGCTTATAGTGGGAGGTTTTATAAAGACTTCACTAATTAGCGTAAACGAAATTTTTGCACAACAAGCAACAATAGGGCAATTTAAAATTAACGGCGGTTATCTCCAGTGGCAAGATTACTACGGCGACGGGGCAACCCTTGTGTTGGGTTTTAACTCATGGTATGCAAATAGTTGTATCGCTGTCCGGGCTGGTTTCTTTGGTAATGGTGTCAGCTCAATAGCGGCAAAGGGTGGCGCTGCCTTTTTCGGCTCCATGTACTCCTCCCCTTCATATCCAAACACAGGCTATTTATATGCAGCCTTTTTCGACGGCGATCTGGTTATGACCCGCGGGAATATTATCGTAAGAAGTGGCGGAGTAAGCGGTAAAGGTGTTATTCAAGCCGACGAAATGCTGCCTCAAAACGGTTTTTCCGGGTCAATGAAAGGCAAGAGCATGGAATTTAAAAACGGAATACTTATTAGAGCATGGTAAATATATAATCTTATGGAAACAAAAAAAAGAAAAGGCTCCGATAATGGCGGGAGCAAAAAAGAAAACGCCATTTATGACTTTACAAAATTGAAAGTTGAAAATGTAAACGGTGAAACCGAAGCGCTGGACGTCGCCCGTATTGTTGGGAATATTTATTACAACAATACCCCGGACATAGGACAAATGGACAAAGCCCGCGAGATTTTCCACAAAGGCAAAACGGAATTAACGCCGGAAGAATGCCAGTATTTCGAGCGGGCAATACTGCAAAGCGAAATGCTGCCAGCGCCGATAAAAGTTGCTATTCAAAAAATGTTTAAGGAGGAATAAATTATGGACGAAATGCTGGAGAAAGGTATAAATTTTAGCATTGATATGCGCGAGAGAAAGGCCACCGTGGCCGTTAATGGCTCTATTTCTTTGGCTTTAAATATTAGCCAGAAAACAGGGGAGCCAGTAAGCAACATAACCGGTCAGATTTTGAAAAATGGCCGGACTGTTGGAGGATTTAATATGGACAGGAACTCCGGTTTTGCAAATGTATCATTTGACGGTTTTATGTCCTTAACCCCGGAGGAGCGCACCGCTATATATGGTGCATTTGATACAAGCGTTACGGAATTATTAGCGGAAGGGTAATACAGTGGCCGATATAAGTACAGAACAAATAACCGAGATAGCCCAGAGGGTTAAATCCCTTTTGTCTGCCGAGTCGCAGGGGGTCGGAGAAATACCGGTCGTTAATAATCTGGCCGGCATCCGTTCGCTCCCTGCTTTACAGAGGACGGGCGAAATCGACAAGGTTGTAGAAGCTCCCCTTACGCTACTGATAGGGGAAACCGGAGCGACGCCTGTACTTACTTTTAAGATTAAGGCGCTCGCCTATGGCAGTGAACCGACCGTAAACAAGACAGGAACCGCCGGAGCTCCGACAATAACTATCGGCTTCCCTCTTGCTAAAAATGGCGACGAGTTGCAAGTCCGCAAAGGTGTAACCGGGATAGAGGCGAAGTACGAAACGGAGGAGGAGGCAGCGTGGCGGGTTTTATGGACTTATCGCGATGTAATGCCGGACGTTTCTGATTTTAGTCCCGAAGGTATCGCCCTATTGCAAAAACCGGCACAAGACGCCGCCAACGAAACTCGCACCTTAAATACGGCCATTGCCGAAAAAGAGAAGGAAAGGGATGCGGCCGAAGAAACCCGCAAACAGAACGAGGAAGACCGGCGAAAAAAAACGGTGGGTTATGACGCGGCTGAGGCTCTCCGAAAGAAGGGCGAGGAAGACCGGGAAACCGCCGAAGGCAAAAGAGGCAAGGCTGAAGGGGAAAGGAACGAACGCGAGGATGCCCGCATCGTAAACAACGAGCTTTGGAAAAAGGCCGAAGCCGGACGGGTAGAAGCCGAAGAAAACCGGGAAGAAGAAACCGTAAAACGCCTTGTTGCCTCCGATGCTGCCGTAGAGAGACTTAACCGCCTGTCAGACAACCGCGACAAAATTGTCGACGGTTATTGGTGGCACTATAACGAGGGAACGGGCGAATATGAGGAAACGGGCGAACGGGCACACGGCGACGTCCTATATGCGACTTTTGGGCTCAACCCTGCAACAGGTGTACTGACAATGTGCACCGACGAAAAGTATAACGGGGCAAACTTCGAGCTGGATAACGGAATTTTAAAAGTAACAATATGAAGCAAACAACAGTATTAGGAAAAGTAAGTATAAGCCCACGGGGCAAATACGACGAAGATACCCCTTACGAGTGGTTGGATTGTATTACCTATATGGGTAGCTCCTTCCTTGTCCTCGCTCCCTTTAAAGGGATAGCCCCCACGGGTGACGGTGTTATAACCATGCTTTTAGCAAGGGCGGGAAAAGATTTTAAGTTTGAAGATTTTACGGCCGAACAGTTGTTAAAGATAAAAGGCGACAAAGGGGAAACCGGAAAGGGTTTAACCGTAAAGGCTTTTTATCCTACGGTTGCAGCCTTACGGGCGGCTGTTCCCAACCCGGAGGCCGGAGACGCTTACGGTGTCGGTTTTGCCGCTCCTTATGATATTCACATATACGACGGCGACGCCGGCGACTGGGTAAATAACGAAAAGCTACAAGGTGCAAAGGGGGATAAGGGAGATTCCGCGTATGTGGATTGGCTGAATGAAGGACACGAAGGAGACGTAGCCGCTTTTTTGGATTGGCTACGGGGTACAGACGCCAGCATTTCCGTAAAAGTGGATACTCCTACAGATTACCGGCTGGAGATTGCAAACGGCGAAGAAAAGGTAACAACCCCCAATCTTAAAGGCCAGAACGGGCGGGATTGGGAGTGTCCAACATTGGACGACGCCCCGACGGAGGAAACGCTATTCTTTAAAATGGACGACCAAAATATCCCCTTTAAAATCGGCCAGCAAGCCCGCGTGTTTGATGCAGAGGAGGAGGATTATGTTTTTCACCAGTTATATGATGTTACGGCAGAAAACAAAGCCGTTTGGAAGGTTGCCGGAAGCGGCGGAGCTCTTAAAGGTGAAAAGCTGGTTGTTACAGTCGAAAGTAACCAGCCGCACCCCGATCAGGCGCTCGTCGGCGTTAAAGCCCGCGTGTCCTATGGTGACGACCAAAAGACATTAACGTGGGAGGGCGAGGAACTCATGGCCGATATACCGATGAATATGACTTACAAGGTTGATGTTTCGGATGTTGCCGGCTATAAAACTCCGCCAGCGGAGGAGCTAATCGCCCTTGTTGGCAACACCCGTAATTTGTCGTTTAAGTATTACAGTGAGTATGTAACTATAAATATATCGGCAGACGACACCACCAGCGTAGAAGGCCAGACGGTCAAGGTTGAAAACGTAGATACCGACGAAACAATACACGAAGGACAAGCCGGTACAGGTATTAAATTACGCATACCCCACGGAACAAAATGCAGGGTGTCTGTTAATGAATACGCGAAATACACCCGCCCGGAAGATGTGGAATTTACGGCTGGAGAACAATCCCGCACGGTTGCGCTCATATATGAGCGTATATTAAGCGCTTTTGTTGTTGTAAACGAAGACCTTCCCGACCCGGAATACGCCAGCGGCGACGTTAACATCGGCATAAATGCGGAAATCCTTTCCAAAATGCGCCGTTGCCTTGTAAAGAAAACCGCCGAAGGCGAAGTCTCAATAGCCTATTTAAAGGACGACGATAGTAATTATTACGAAGACGGAACCCCAGCGCTTTTAAATGGTAACGAGGGGGATGTTATGGTTTATAAGCCGGAATTTTACTACCGTCTGGAGGAGGTCGAAAATGCAACGTATGGCATTCGTACTTCTCTTTTGGATATGGGAGAGGGTTTTATACATAGTCCGGCGAGTTTAATAGGTGCTTATCAATCCGTTAATGTATCCAGTAAAATGTATAGCCGTAGTGGGTCTGCCCCTTCCGGGAGTATTTCTTCAGATACATGGGAGACGTATGCGAAAAACCGTGGCGGAGGGTATGGGAAAATAGATTATGAACAACATTGCATGATTATGTTATTATTCATTTTAAAATATGGAACCCGCAATTCACAGGCTATTTTAGGGGTCGGAGGCGTTAATTATAACGGCGCAAATGGGTCGACAAATTCTTTAGGAAACAGGGATACCGAGAAAACAACCACAACCCATGCAAATTTTCAGGGCATTGAGGCTGTACACGGGTCGGCTTATGAGTGGGTTGGAGGCGTAGAGATAAATAACTGGGTGTGGAAAATAACAAACCCGGACGGAACAATCCGCGAGGTGCAGGCGCATAACGCCGGCGGGTGGATAAAAAAAATCGCGGCCGCCCCCGGAACCCCTTTCGACGTTATACCTACGGCAGTCGGAGGAAGCGAAACGACGTATTATTGTGACTATTACGATACGCAGAGTGGTGTCCGTGTTTTGGCTCGCTCGTGCAGCTCCACGTATACGAATGGCGGTGTTGCGTACACGAATGCGAGCAACGCATCGTCGGCTACGAGCGCGTATATCGCCTCTCGTCTCGCTTTCAGAGGCGTTATACGACAAGCGCAAAGCGCCGAAGCGTTTAAAGCACTACCAGTGCTTTAATTAGTACCGGCTTACGCCGGTCGATTTTGATTTTTTTGAGGTCGGTTTTTAACAAATGGCCAAACGTTCTTTAAAATCTTGCTACCTTTACGACGTTAAGACAAAGAATTTGAAAAAATGACTTTTGAAACAGGTAGAAATCCCCGTGCCGTGTTTTGGCTCGCTCGTACAACTCCACGAATACGAATGGCGGTGTTGCGTACACGAATGCGAACAACGCATCGTCGAATACGAACGCGAATATCGCCTCTCGTCTCATAATCAGAAAGACAAAAAATTGCGGCTCCGGTTTTGTAACGTGTTACAGGTTCCGACCGCAAGGGGATTAGCCTTGCCGCTTGGCAAAAAAATACTTTTTTATTTCAACTTCCGTATAGTAGGTAGAAATACTCGAAATATGGATTTAATCTGAAAGCGACATGAAGCGTCATGGTTTTTTAATTGAAAAAGTGATTGCAGAGGATAATTTGTCGTCTGCTTTCGACGCGGTTATGAAGAAAAAGAAGCGTAGCCGCACGGTTCGTTACTATCAGAAAAACAGGACAAAGGTATTAAAGCAAATCGCCTATGAAATTGAGAGCGATATTTACGAGCCTTCCCGCTACACCTTATTCACTTTACAGGATAGGAAAAAGGAAAGGCAAATAATATCGTTACCTTTTAAGGATAGGATTGCCTTGCATGCCGTTATGTCTGTAATGGATGATATTATCGGAAAGTCATTAATCAGGGACACGTATTCCTCTATCAAAAGCCGGGGCATCCATGACGGGTTAAGCCGTGTAAAAAAAGCCCTTACGGATAGAGACGGTACGGAATACTGTTTAAAGATTGATTTGGAAAAGTATTACCCGTCTATCGACCAAAACGTCCTTATCGAAATGCTAAAGGGAAAGATAAAAGATTCCCGGATGTTAAATACGCTCACACGTATTATACGCACATACGATAAAGGGTTGCCTATTGGTTTTCATTCGTCGCAATTTTTAGGTAATTTTTATTTATCTTCCCTCGACCACTACATAAAAGGGGCGTTGGGGGTTAAGTATTATTTTCGCTATTGTGACGATATTGTCATTTTATCATCTTCAAAGGAGGAACTTCGGGAGATTTTAGGAAAGGTTAGAATTTATGCAGAAAATATTTTACACCTTATGATTAAAGATAATTTTCAGATATTCCCAGTCGATGCACGAGGGGTTGATTTTTTAGGGTATGTTATCCGGCATGACTACGTCTTAATCCGGAAGCATATAAAGCAAACTGCTGCGAAAAAATTAAGCCGGGTAAAAAGCAGAAAACGACGTGTTCAAATCGTTGGCGCTTTGTGGGGCTGGGTTAAGCATGCAAATGGTAGGAACTTAGCAAAAAAGTTATTGAACATGAAAGATTTTAAAGAATTAGGGATTACTTACAAGCCGACCGACGGTAAAAAACGGTTCGAGGGCGAACTGGTACGACTCGGTGAACTCCAGAACACGGAGGTTGTGATACACGACTTTGAGACGGATATTACAACCAAAGAGGGGGAGGGAAGATACGTTGTCCAATTTACATTACCAGACGACGAAGTAAAAAAGAAGTTTATAACAAATTCGGAAGAAATGAAGAATATTCTCGACCAGATAAGGGCGGGTGATTCACTTCCGTTTAAAACTGTTATTAAACGGGTGTTTTTTGGACAAGGAAAAAGTAAGTATGTTTTTTCTTGAATAATTAAAATGAGAATAAAAGGAACAGAAGGCGTAAAGCTGATTGAGTGTATTAACCCACAAAAAAACAAATGGGTGATTCGTTGGGACGTCCAACCGGAAACGGAGGGCGGAGTCTCATATTATGAGTATGTTTTTCTTAAAAGGCCAACATTGTCTGAGATAAAGGATATTATAATTAACTGGATTAATGATAGTATCAAAGTTGAGATAATGGGCGGTTATGTATGGAGGGAAAAGCCCGTATGGCTGTCTCCCGAAAATCAGTTAAATTATCAGGCTGATTATTTACAAGCCATAACTACCTCTGGGAACTCCCTACCCGTTAAGTGTAAGTTTGGCGCAGATGAAGAACCGATTTTTTTCACCTTCGAGAGTCTCGAAGATATAACCGACTTTTATAACAGTTATGTTACCTACATTAGAGAGGTGCAAAATAAAGGCTGGGATTTGAAAAAGAATTTCGATTTTTCACCTTACGACGTTTAGGCGTCACCGCTGGGGGACGGAGAAAGCCCCCGACTGACATTTTATAAGTATCCTACCACTTATTAAAACGCAACGCATTACTGCGACATTGTCGGGGGCTAATACCCTTGCCGTCGCTGTAATGCGTTTTTTTATGCGTAATAAGTGGTAGGACTACAAATATAGTACATATTTGTTTACTTCCATGTATGAATATTTGGAATTATGAAAATATATGAGCTATTGACCTTTAACAGGGAGTTGTTAAAGCGGATACATATTGCCGGAATAAAGCCGGAGGATTATAAATATTTAGATTTATTCAATGAGTACGACGCCCGCCTCTCCAGTGGGGAGAAGGTAACCTATATAGTGGCCATCTTGTCCGAAAAGTTTAATATCTCCGAAAGAAAAGTTTACACTCTGATCGCAAAGTTTAACAATGAGATAGATTGCTGCAATTTCCGTGCAGTGGAATAAGGCGCAAACATTCTTTTCTCTGGGCTTTGTACAGGAACTTTGCCCCATAAACTTTATAAATTTATGGGAACAGTTAAGAATTTAGAAACAGTACAGGCCAGCGGGAAGGTTTACAAATCGGCGCCGCTGCCATTTCAAGGGCAAAAACGCTATTTCGTGGCTCCATTTGCGGAAGTGCTGCGGGAGTATGGGAAATCTCACAAGGTAGAACTTATTATCGACCTTTTCGGCGGTTCCGGGCTTTTGGCTCACATTGCAAAGTCGACGCTACCTTATTGCCGGGTTATTTATAACGATTACGACGACTACCATGTCCGCCTGTTGAATATCCAGAAAACAAATCTTTTGCTTTCGGATATTAGAGGTATTTTAACAGGTTGTACGCCAGAGGCGAGGCTGGCGGCCGAAGAAAAGACAAAAGTTCTCCAGAGAGTCGAGAAGGAGGCCAAAACGGGCTACGTGGACTATATTACCCTTTGCGGTAGTCTGTTGTTTTCCGGGAACTATGTTACAACTTTTGCCGAGCTCGAAAAGCAAGCGTTATATAACAACGTCAAAAAAGCGGATTACGACGTTAATCCGGGTGATTATCTGGCCGGACTGGAGATTTACAAGACGGATTATCTGGAACTTTTCGACAAGTTTAAAGACGTTCCGGGTGTTGTGCTCCTTGTTGACCCACCGTATTTGTCGACAGGTACGAAAACTTACAGATCTAACAAGTATTGGAAGCTAAAGGACTATTTAAACGTTTTGAGGGTTTTAAAGGATAGTAAGTATGTTTATTTCACGTCCGACAAGAGCTCGCTCATTGAGCTTTGCGAATGGTTGGAGGAAAATATGGAGTTGAAAAGCCCTTTTTCCGGCGCGAAACTGGAAATTCACACAAACAATATTAATTGGAATGCGAAATATAGCGACATGATGCTTTACAAGTTGAGCGCATAA